AGGCCTTATTTAAACAAAGATTCAATATTTTGAGAGGTAACTAATGTCATCCAGGCGAGGAAATATAGTAGATTTTTTAGTTACTAGCTTAAAGAATATTAATGGTAGTACGTCTACCTATAATAATGCTTATACGTACAATAATAATTTATTCGATAATGTTTATCGCAAACTAAAATTTTTAGATGAGGTAAATGACTTTCCAGCACTTTATTTATCTGCCGGAACCGAAAATAGAAACTTTAATTCTTTAAGTTTGACGGTAGCAACATTAGACGTTACTATAAGAGCATACGTATATGGAGAAGATAATTCTCAGAGCCTTGCAGATGACATGATACAAGATATAGAACATGTTATCTACTCGTTAGGCGATAATCCTGATAAAGGAATATTAGATATAACTATAGATAGTATTTCGACAGATGAAGGGTTAGCTGCTCCTTACGGAATAGCCGAGGTAGAATTAACCGTAGTCTATAGACTAGAAAATTAATAAGGAGAAAATAAGATGGCATCTCTTAACTTACAGAGAAATTCAGAAGTATTTCTGTCCACCAAAGATATTATTAATGGTGCGGCTGCAGTTGATTTGCGACCAACAAATACTTGGAAGCTAGAAGTTCTTGCTGGATTTGCAGTAACTTCCTCATCTGCGACTCAGGACATTACATCCCTTGAATCCGGGACTGACCCTGATCGCTCGCAACAAAGATTTAACACAGCTATTAACCCTGTTGACTGGAACTTTCAAACATACATTCGTCCAACAGGTGTTGAAACTGGCGCGGCCGGAAACGGAACTACTGCACTTACTAATCAGACAGGAAACGTTAAACCTGTAGCTGATTGGTTTATGTGGCAATCACTGGTATCTAATACTAAAGTAGTAGCTACAGACGCTGATGGGTTACACGAACGTTCCGTTTGGGTAACTGGTGGTAAACTTCCCACAACTACTGTAGCTAAAGGCACAGGTAGTTCTGCTACTAGATCAAACTTCTCAACTGCTGTTGAGAATCACTTATACTTTAAATTAGATAATGTTATATATCAAGTATCTAACGCTACTGTCAATGGCGCAACTGTTGATGCAGGTATTGAAGAAATTGCTACAACTACTTGGTCAGGTTTTGGTACAACAATGAAAGAAATCACTGGAAGTGCGCGTGACGTGGCTATAGCAGTGTTTGGAGGAATCCAAAACGGGGGTTCAACTGTTGTTGCTAACTCAGGATTCCAAACAATGAGCGCTACAGGTACCGAAGCAGCACATTATCACCCATTTAACCAAATGAACGTTGCTGGTGTCAGTGGAACTAACTCATTCATCAAGAATCGTCTTAGTGCTATTGAATTTCACCATAAAGCTACAGCAGGCGGTTCAGACGAGAAGTTTGTATTCCCCGTCACATCGCTATCATTTGATTACAATAACAATATTACTTACTTGACACCTGAAGAACTATCAGCTCTAAACGAGCCGATTGGTCAGTTTACAGGAACTCGTTCAGTCACAGGTTCGGCTACTATGTATCTCCGTACCGGAGACCTTGAATCAGCTGGGTTCTTACGTAACATTTCAGAAGATTCACGTACTTCTTCTGCTCAGACATCAAACGCTAATTTGATTGTCGGAGGAGCTACTGCTCCTTACATGGCTTTCCAACTTGACGCAGTTCAATTTGAATTCCCGTCTATCGCTACAGAAGATGTGATTTCTATGACTGTTAACTTCGTTGCTCAAGAAACCACCGCCAATAAAGGTGATGGTGGAGAAGTAACTATCTTTGCTAAGAAATCTTAGTAACTAATGTTTCTGAGGGGGAACATTAACTTTTTAACCAGAAGAATGCCCACTACTTGCGATTCAAGGTCCCCCCTCACCTTAGAGAAGCAGATCCGTAGTGGGCATTCGTTTATCCTAGAGGGGAAAACATGAGTAAAATTTCAAAACTAATTGCCAAAGAGACAACAGCTTGGGTAGAATTTCCAGACATTGATGGGTTTGAAGTAAATCTTCGCTTTTTATCGCGTGAAGATCTAATGAAAGTTCGTAGTCAAGCTCTTACCTTTAAATTTAATAAACGTACTCGTCAACGAGAAGAAGAAGTTGATAACGAGCGTTTTCTTGAAGGCTATAGTGAAAAAGCTATTGCAGGATGGAAAGGTCTTAAAGCTAAACATCTTCCGGTTCTTTTACCTGTTGACATTTCTGCAATGGACGCTAACGAAGAAATCGAATATAGTAGTGAAGATGCAATTGAGCTACTAAAAAATTCAACTATTTTTGATCAATTTGTTACCGACTGTATGAATGACTTTGAGCAATTCTCTAAGAAAAAAGCCGAGGACAACTCAAAAAACTAATAGACTACCTTCGCAATAGTTTTTTTGGCGGAGGTATGAGTCAAGATCAGTACATTGATATGTGTGAGCAGATGGGTTGGGAAATTAATGAAAACGATATTCCTAAAGATCCTTCTGTTTTCGCACCTGAAGTTCAACAAGCTCTTATGCTATTAAACATTCTTCCTGATAAGTGGGAGGGAAATAGTGGAACTTGGTTAGGTAAAGACTACGCAGGTTTAGAAGCTATAATGAATATTTATGAGATTATAGACCGTAGACTTGTGTTTGATTTATTTCAAGTAGGAGAGAGTGAACTTGGTAAGTATTACGCTCAAAAGCAAAAAGAAAGAGATTCGCTAGCAAAAGCGGCACGAGGACGATAAGTGGCTGGTCAAAGAATTAAAAATATTATTGAAACCCAATTTACCGAAAAAGGTGCAAAAAAGGTTGCACAAAGCACGGGGCAAGTTGGGCGAGCTCAGACCCGTCTAGGACAAGCTTCTGCTTCTGCAGGTCGTGCTTTTGCTGCCCAAGCTAATGGGTTAGGTGGTTTAGTATCGGCATATGCGGGTGCAGCAGCTACTGTTTTTGCTATCACAGCAGCCTTCCAAGCACTTAACCAAGCTGCTCAAACTGCCCAGGTTGTTGAAGGACTAAACGCACTTGCCACAACTGTAGGGACCACGGGTTCAGAAATTCTAAAACGTTCTCAAGAAGTTACCAGAGGGTTAGTCTCTATCAGAGAGACGGCTGAGAGTGTCAACATCGGCTTATCTGCTGGTTTTAATCAAGATCAAATACTCGAACTACAAAAAGTTTCCCTTGGAGCTTCCAGAGCACTTGGAAGAACTCTTACCGATGCATTAACACGTGTTACTCGCGGCGCTGCAAAACTTGAGCCAGAATTGTTGGATGAATTAGGTATATTTGTTAAGATTGATCCTGCTGTAGAATCCTACGCAGCAAAACTTAACAAAACAGCTACAAGCTTGACCGATTTTGAGCGTAGGCAGGCTTTTGTGAATGCGATTATTGATCAAGGTACCGCAAAATTTTCTATAATTGATACGACTTCTGGTAACGCTCTTGAATCGTTACAAAGATTAGCAACAGTAATTGTTGATCTAGGTGCTAAGGTTGGGGGAGCGCTTGCTAATTCTATAACACCGTTTGCTGACTACATATCAGGTGATTTAGGTAATACTTTAGCTGTTTTTGGTATTCTTGCAAGAACTGTTTTTGGAAGTGCTCTAGGAGTAGCTATTGGAGGTATTAAGAGCGCCACTGAATCCGCACAAGGACTAGCTAATGCCTTGGGGGAACGAGCACTAGGAGGAAATGCTGAGAAACAAGGTATAGCATTTGGTAAACTAGCTCTTGCTACAGAAAAATTAGATTTAAGATATGTCACAGGAAGTAGGTCAGCAGCTAAATACACAAAAGAATTGATCAGACAAGCCAGAGAAGGAACTTTAGCAGTTCAAGACTTGGCTCGCCTTGAGTCAAGACTAATAAAATTAAGAGATGAGACTGAAAAAGGTACTCTTAGTTTTAGAAAGTATAAAGCAGCTCTGAAACAAGTACAGGCCGCTCAAGCTGCTACAGGTAAAACTAGCTTACTACTAGCTAACGGATTAGGTAGGGCCTCAAAAATATTTGGCTTAGTAGGTGTAGGTATTGCCTCTGTTTTACGTGGTATTACTTCTTTTATCACTGCTATATCTGTAGCACGACTTGTACTAAAACCTTTTACCGACGCTCTTGGAATTACTGATGAGATTGACGATTTTGTAAAAACTATGTTTAATTTAAGTTTACGACTGTTTGGAGTAGATGAAGCTTCTAAAGCAGCGAAAAAGGGTTTTGACGGTCTTGCCTCTTCTTTACTAAGTGCTAATGAAATTTTTCAAAGTCTACCTG